GCCGGCGGGCGTGTTTCGGGAAAAGCTGCAGTACGCCCGGGGCGTGCGCGACGGCACGATCGTCGACCCGAATTTCTTGCCGGTGATCTACGAGTTTCCTCAGCGCATCCTGGATGCAAAAGAGCACCGAAACCCGGAAAACTTCTACATCACCAACCCAAACATGGGGTATTCGGTGAGCGAGAAGTTTCTCATTCGGGAAATGAAAAAAGCCGAAGAGGCAGGCGAGGCAGAAGTGCTGGGCTTTATGTCCAAGCATCTGAACGTTGAGATCGGTCTAGCGTTACGTTCGGATCGATGGGCTGGCGCGGATTTTTGGGCAGCCGCAGCGGTGCCTGTGCTGACACTGGACATGCTCATCGCGATGTCAGAGGTCATAGACGTCGGCATCGATGGTGGCGGGCTTGATGACTTGCTGGGATTTGCTGCGGTGGGCCGTGACAAACGAACTCGGGACTGGCTGGTTTGGACGCATGCCTGGGCGCACCCTTCGGTGCTTGAGCGGCGAAAGTCCGAAGCTCCGCGCTTCCACGACTTCGAAAAGGATGGAGACCTCACGTTATCCATCCGCATTGGCGACGACGTTTCAGATGTTGCCGATCTGGTCGAACAGATCGAGGCTTCGGGCCTGCTCGACAAAGTTGGTGTTGACCCGGTGGGCATTGGCGCGATTTACGACGCCATGATCGAGCGGGAGATTCCCGCCGAAAAAATTGTAGCGATCAGCCAGGGCTGGAAACTTGGCGGCGCCATCAAGACCGCCGAACGCAAGCTGGCAGAGGGCGGAATGAAACACGCCGGACGCCCAATGATGGCCTGGTGTGTAGGCAACGCCAAAGTCGAGCCTCGGGCCAATTCGATACTGATCACCAAGCAAGCCAGCGGGTCGGCCAAGATTGACCCGCTGATGGCTCTCTTCAACGCTGTGACCTTGATTTCTTTGAACCCTGAAGGCCGGGGGAATGACGACTTCATGGCCGCCATTCGGAATCCGATCATCGTATGAATCCACTGCACGTATACATCTTTACCGCTTTGGCGGGGTTCGCCGTGGGTATCAGCGGCGTCTATGTCCTGTTCGGTTTGGGCTGGTCGTTGCTGGCGGGCGCAGCTTCTTTGCTACTTATCGCTGGTTTTGTGCGCAAGGGGCTGACAGGTGACTAAATCCTTATCGGCCGTGATTGGTCGAGCAGCCAGCAAGCCGAAAGCTTCACTGGGCGAATGGTTCGGAAAGTCCATCAAGTTGAGTGATGGCGGATTCTGGAGTCAGTTCATTGGCGGACAGTCCAGCTCTGGCAAAACGGTAACTGTCGACAATGCTATGCAGCTGTCTGCCGTGTGGTCCTGTGTCCGGATCATATCGACATCTGTGGCAGGTCTACCGATGGGTGTATACCGGCGTGAGGCGGATGGCGGCCGCAAGGACGCTCGTGACTTTGGTCTCTACGACATCATCCACACCAGCCCGAACGAGGACATGACGGCTTTCCAGTTCTGGCAGGCGATGGTGGCTTCGATGCTTCTGCGCGGAAATGCTTTTGCAGAGATTCACCGCTCCGGCAGCCGTATCGTCGCCCTAGACTTCCTGTTGCCGGGCCGGGTAGATCTGGATTTGGATGATGATGGCCGGATCACCTATTGGTACCGGCCCAGGAAAGGCGCTCGGCGCGAGATCGAACGTCAGAATATGCTGCATATCCCAGCATTCAGCCTAGACGGTCGAGTAGGTCTATCGGCGATTCGATACGGCGCAGATGTCTTTGGTGCTGCAATGTCGGCGGACGATGCCGCCAATGGCACGTTCAAGAACGGACTTTTGCCAGCAGTCGCATTTAAAGTTGACCGAGTACTCAAGCCTGAGCAGCGTGAAGAGTTTCGAGACTACGTAAAGCAAGTATCTGGCGCGCTTAACGCTGGCCGTTCGCCGGTGCTGGAGCAAGGCATTACGCCAGAATCGATAGGCATCAACCCAGTCGATGCGCAACTGCTGGAATCTCGCGGCTACAGCGTAGAAGAAGTTTGCAGATGGTTCGGCGTACCTCCTTGGATGGTTGGCAAGACGGACGCCGGCAGCAATTGGGGCACCGGTTTGGAACAGCAGATGATCGCGTTCCTGACCTTCAGCATCAGCTCCATCACCAACCAGATTCAGCAGTGCGTGAATAAGCGCCTGCTTACACCGGTTGAGCGCCAGTCTCATTACGCTGAGTTCTCTCTTGAAGCGTTCCTCAAGGCTGACACTGCCGGTCGCTCGGCCTGGTACAGCCAGATGACTCAGAACGGAATCATGACTCGTGATGAATGCCGGGTTAAGGAGAACCTACCGCGTCACGGCGGTAACGCCGGTGTACTGACTGTTCAAACCAACTTGACCCCCATCGACAAGCTTGGCGAATCCACCGATGGCCAGGCCGCACAGGCCGCTTTGAAAAACTGGCTCGGCCAGGATCAGGAGTAAACATGCCACTGAACATCAATGCTCGCAGCTTCAACTGCGAGTTGAGCCCGCGCGCCCTTGATCTATGGAACCCGGATCTGCGCGCTGCGCTGGAAGCCGGTACCGACACCATCACCATGTACGGAATCATCGGTGAAGACTGGTACGGAGACGGTGTGACGCTCAAGCGTGTAGATGCTGCACTGCGCGCCATTGGCGACAAGCCCGTCACGGTCTACATCAACTCGCCGGGTGGCGACATGTTCGAGGGGATCGCGATCTATAACCGTCTCCTTGAGCACTCGCAGGAAATCACCATCAAGGTGCTTGGCCTGGCTGCTTCGGCCGCATCGGTGATCGCCATGGCTGGGACTAAGCGGGAAGTGGCCAAGACGGCCTTCCTCATGATCCACAACTGCTGGACCTACTACGCCGGTAATCGCCACGCGATCCGCGAACTGGCCGACACGATGGAGGAATTTGATCGAGCGATGATCAGCCTGTACTCGGACACCAGTGGGCAGGACGAAAAGACGGTTGAAAAAATGCTCGACGCCGAGACCTACATGAACGGCGCGAACGCAGTTGAGAAGGGCTTCGCGACGGGGCTTATTTCCGCAGCGGAAGTTGCAGAAATCCCTGATGACGAGCAAGCCCAAGCGCATTCGGCTCGCAAACTGGACGCCGCGCTGGCGAAGTCGGGCATGCCCCGCAGCGAACGTCGCAAACTCATTTCTGAAATCAAGACCGGCACGCCTAGCGCTGCTGGCGGCGACAAGCCTCGCGCTGTCGTGCCGGGTATGCCTAGCGCTGCCCTTGATGTATCCGCGTTTGAAGAAACCGCAAATCAGGCGTCAGCACTCCGGGGACTTTTCCCAGGCTGCTAAGCGACTGAATCCGCAACCGATTACAAACCGCCCGAGAGGCGGTTTTTTCATATCTGAAAGGACCAAAAAACATGCCAGCTCCTGATTACGCACAAATTGAAGCTTCTCAGAAACAAACCCAGGCCGACTTGAAAGCCGTTGGCGATCAGATCAAAACCTATGCCGAGCGAACCGAGAAGGAAATTAAAGCCTCCGGTGAAATGCAGGCTGAAACCCGCGGCAAGGTGGACGAACTGCTGATGAAGCAGGGCGAACTGCAGGCGCGCATGCAGGAAGCGGAGCAGAAGCTAGTGAATGCTGGTAAGCGCCAAGAACCGGGCGTGCAGCAGTCGGCTGGCGATATGGTCGCGGCCAAGATGGCAGAAGAGGGCGTTACCAGTTCCTTCCGTGGGTCGCGGCGCGTCGAAGTGCCTCGCGCAGCAATCACCTCAGCACCTACCTCGGGCGGTGCCCTGGTCCAGGGCGAGCGCGTAGGCGTGATCCTGGCGCCGCAGCGCCGTCTGACCATCCGCGATCTGGTTGCACCAGGTACCACGGGCAGCAGCTCGGTCGAGTACGTTCGCGAAACTGGCTTCACCAACAACGCCGCCATCGTTGGTGAGGGCTTGGCCAAGCCGTACAGTGAGCTGACCTTCGCGCTGGAAAACGCGAACGTGCGCACCATCGCTCACTTGTTCAAAGGTAGCCGTCAGATTCTAGATGACGCCTCTGCCCTGCAAAGCTACATCGATGCGCGTGCGCGCTACGGCTTGCTGATGGCTGAAGAAGCGCAGCTGCTCTACGGCAACGGCACAGGCAACAACCTCAAGGGCATCATTCCCCAGGCTCAGGCCTACGCTGCCCCCGGCGGCATCGTTGTGGAAGCTGAACAGCGTATTGACCGCATCCGCTTGGCGCTGCTGCAGGCCATGCTGGCTGAATTCCCATCCACTGGCATCGTGCTCAACCCGATCGACTGGGCTGCGATTGAGCTGCTGAAGGATGGCGACGGCCGTTACATCATTGGCAAGCCTCAGGACGGCACCACCCCACGTTTGTGGAACCTGCCGGTAGTTGAAACCCAAGCCATTGTGCAAGACCAATTCCTGGTGGGCGCATTCAGCCTGGCTGCGCAGATCTACGACCGCATGGGTATCGAAGTTCTTATCTCGACCGAAAACGCCGACGACTTCGAGAAGAACATGGTGTCCATCCGCGCTGAAGAGCGCCTCGCGTTCGCTGTGTACCGCCCCGAAGCGTTCGTTACTGGCGACCTGACCGCCGCCTGATACCCCATCACCGAGCGCCGCCTGCGGGCGGCCTCGCTTTTCAGGAGTACATCAAATGGCACGCACCAATACGACTACTACAGATAAGCCCGTAGCGAACGAACCTGCGACAGCCATTCAAGCGGCTGCATCGGCTGTCAGCCCCTCGTCGACGGTCGCAACGGCTGGTTCACTGACATCAGATGCTGGCGCCGCATCGGCCCAAGCTGCCACACCCGCTGGCGTGACCCAGGTTGCGACGGATGCAACGGCAGCCATCGCCGATGCAGGAACCCTTGAAGCTGAGCTGACCGAAGCCAGCACGACTGCCGAGGTCACCATCTACCCGCTGCGCAGTTATCTGGACGGTAAGGTAGTGCGCCGCGCTGGCGGTGACGGCTACAAGTCACCGAAACACGATGCCGTGTCGCTCATCGCTGCCGGTCTGGCCACTGACAAAAACCCGAAGGTCTGACATGAACGCGATCAGCACGGATGAGGCGATGCAGCACGTGCGCGCTGATGAGGACGACCGCAACCATGTCGAGCTGCTGCTCGCAGCGGCTGAAGACAGCGCATCGCAGTTCATGAATCGCCGTTTCTATGCCGACGACGTGACTCTTTCTGCCGCGGTTCTCGATGGCTCAGCGGGCTCTGATCCTATCCTGATGAATCCGTCTGTTCGGGCAGCGTGCCTCCTCATTCTTGGCAGCCTGTATGCGAACCGTGAGGACGTCGTGGTAGGCGTCACCACCAGCGAGCTACCCATGGGGTCTCGGTCGCTCCTGACACCGTACCGTGTCGGGTGGGGTATCTGATGAGAGCCGGTCCACTGAATAGGCATTGTTTGCTGGCGGAGCCGAAAAAGATCCAAAGGGCTGGCGGAGGTTTCGACGAGTCCTGGGTAGAGCTCGGAAAATTGTGGGCGGAGATTTCAATTCCAACGGGCCGGACGGCCCCCATGGCTGATCGCTTGGAAGCGACCGTCACAGCAGAAATCAAAATCCGGTACCGATCTGACGTGGTTGCAGGCATGCGCTTAATACACGGCAGCGGTACCTACCTGGTCGAAGCCGCTTTACCTGACCGAGACCCCGCGATGCTCCGCCTATTGTGCTCGAGCGTCACCAACCCTTAGAGGTTTCCATGAAAGTACGTGCATTGGCCGGATTGTCTGGTCCGTTTGGTTCGAAGCTGGCGGGCGATGAGTTCACCGTCTCTGCTGATTTGGGGGCGGATCTAGTCCAGCGAAAGTTGGCTGAGACAGTCGCCACCCCGACAAAGCCGCAGGCAGAGCCTCCCACCCCAAAGGAGTAAGTTATGGCTCCGCGCAGATCGAGAATTTCGGGTGACTTCAAGCTGCGAAAAACGCTGCGC